GTGAAGGAATCCATCATCAATGCTTATGTACGAAAAACGGGACAGAGCAGGGCGAAACTGTCACATCTGATGGATGCGGAAACATGGATGGATGCGAATAAGGCTGTGGAGCTTGGTTTTGCGGATGACATCCTGTTCCAGAAAGAGGAACAGGGCAGTGAAGGCGAAAATGGAGATCCAGGTGCCGACCGTACTGAAAATGGGATGTCTGATTCCGTAATGTTTTCCAGACGGGCAGTGAATAATGCACTGATGAATAAGCTGGAGAGGCATTATGGAAAGACTGGAAAATCCGTGAAAGATCAGGCTGGAATCGGCTTGAATGGAAATGGTGCTGAGGGGAATGATCCCTGTAATGGATGTTTCGGGGCGGCGGAGAATGCCTGCCAGAAGTGTGAAAAGAAGAAAGTGAATACGAATGTTACAGGGCGTTCTGCGGATGATTTGCGTGAACGCTTAAATTTTATCAAAAAATATATCTGAGGAGGATACGGATTATGACGATTCAGGAATTAATGGAGAAGAGAGCTAAGGTATGGGAAGCGGCAAAGAATTTTGTGGATACCCATGAGAATGAAAATGGTGTTCTGTCTGCGGAGGACAGTGCAACTTATGAGAGAATGGAATCGGAGATTGAGGATTTGACAAAGGCGATTGACCGCCACCGCAAGGCAGAGGAAATGGAAAAGAACCTGAACCAGCCGGTAAACCAGCCGCTGACCGGGAAGCCTTATGCAGGTGGCCGGGGTGAGCCAAAGACAGGACGTGCTTCTGATGAATACCGCAGGGCAATGCTGAATGCACTGAGAAGCAACTTCCGCCAGGTTTCCAATACCCTTCAGGAGGGCGTGGATGCCGACGGCGGTTATCTGGTTCCGGAAGAGTATGACAGAAGACTGGTTGACGTTCTGAATGAAGAGAATATCATGCGCCGTCTTGCTACAAGGATCGTGACTTCCGGGGAGCACAAGATCAATATTGCGGCTACCAAGCCGGCAGCAAGCTGGATCGAGGAAGGCGGGGCGCTGACTTTCGGGGATGCGACCTTTGACCAGAAGATTCTGGATGCACATAAGCTTCATGTGGCAATCAAGGTAACTGAGGAACTGCTTTATGACAATGCCTTTAATCTGGAAAATTACATCATTGTCCAGTTTGGAAAGGCACTTGCCAATGCGGAAGAGGATGCCTTCCTGAACGGAAACGGAACAGGGAAGCCGACCGGTATTTTTGACGGAACAGGCGGCGGACATCTGCTGAATACACTGGCGGCGGCTTTGAAATCAGATGACATGCTGGATCTGGTGTATGGTCTGAAGCGTCCGTACCGTAAAAATGCGTCCTTTATCATGAATGATGCAACACTGCCTTCCCTTAGAAAGCTGAAGGACAATAATGGTGCTTATATCTGGCAGCCGGCTTACCAGGCAGGGGAACCGGACAGGATCCTGGGATACAAGGTGGAGACTTCTGCCTATGCACCGAAGGACGGCATCGCTTTTGGGGATTACAGCTATTACAACATTGGTGACCGCGGAAACAGATCCTTTAAGCAGCTGAATGAACTGTTTGCAGGCAACGGAATGATCGGTTTTGTTGCAAAGGAACGTGTGGACGGAAAACTGGTTCTTCCGGAAGCCGTGCAGATCATGAAACTGAAAGCTGACTAATAGAAAAACATGGGAACTGGCAGGAAAAAGCAGATCTGCCAGTTCTGCTTTTGAGGTGATGCAGTTGGTTGTGACAGTAAAGGAAATGAAGAATTACCTGCGGGTGGATTTTGACGATGATGATGTGCTGCTTTCTGATCTGATCGAACAGGGGAAGCAGATCTGCATGGACGTGGCAAGGATCACGGATGAGGATGAGTTTGAAGATCTGCAGGGGACGAAGATTGCCGTGCAGTATGCGGCTGCATATCTGTATGAACACAGGGAGGAAGCGGATCATCATCAGCTGGTGATGGACCTGCGGAGCCTGCTGTTTGGAGTGAGGAAACCGGGATTCTGAGGTGGTTGTTTTGAATATTGCATTGATGAATGAAAAGGTGATTTTTCAGAAGTGTTCTGTTGTGAAGGACGGAATTGGGAATCACAGGAATGAGTGGACAGAGGATTACTGCTGTTTTGCAACGATAGGCGGTGAGGGGCTTGCCAGTTCCAGGGAAGCGGAAACCGCAGGGACTGTGGTGGAAGATGTGGGAATGATTGTGACGGTGCGGTACTGTAAAAAGACTGCAGGCATCCGGTCTGTTACCCACAGGATTCTGTTTCGTGATCAGGTGTATGATATCGTG